ATAAACATGTCTGCACCATCAGAAGAGTTTGTCGATCTGGCAACTTTACTGATTGCATTTATCTCTGCATGAATGACTTCTTTCTTAGTTTTTAGTATTGGACCATCACCTTGTAAGTATGGTAATGTTGGTGTATCAACTTCTTCACAAACATTATCCCAACCAGAAGGCATGCCATTGTAACCAATACCAATAATGGTATCATTCTTTACAATCACACACCCAACCTTAAGTCTTGTTGCTGAAGACAAATTAGCATAAGTCTCAGCAACTTTCATGTGTGCATCAATAAATTTACTCTTCATCTTCTACTTTAACTTTTCGTTTACCTTTTTTCTTCTCTTTTGGTGGTTCAATAGACCCCAAAATTATACCACGGATGATTTCTTTTTTAAACATCGTAGCATAACTTGGCTCCATAAAAGCCATCATACGCTTGGTTGCTTTAGGTAAACGAAAGTTTTTGTCTTGCTTTAGCATAATATAAATCTCCAAAAAGGGGACCAAAGTCCCCGTTGATTAAGCAGCCTTCTGTGCCTCTTGTAGAAGCTGAGGTTTGAACTCTTTCAGTTCAGTACCAATTTCAATCTTGCGTGGCTTCTTATGTTCTGGAATGATGTTCTCAAGTCCAATACGCAGAATACCATCTTTGAATTCAGCACCTTTGACCTCAATAGTGTCTGCAATGGTAAGTGTTTTTGTAAATGATCTAGTACCAATACCACGGTGTAGATACTGTGCATCAGGTGTTTTTTCTTCCTTTTCACCTTTGATTGTAAGCATACTATCTTTTACAGTGATATCGATTTCATCTTTACTAAACCCAGCAACAGCAAGCTCAACGACATAATGACTGTCATCTAACTTGAGAATATTGTGTGGTGGAAAAGATGTTGTGGGCTTTACATCAGACTCTAGAAGTCTTTCAACTTCATTAAAGAAACGATCAAAACCAAGAGTGTTGTTGTAAAGTGGACCAAATGAAATACGAGTCATGTTTTTCTCCTTTTTAAGCAAGTTATATGAAGTGTGATCCATTAGGCATCACACCTTTATTTATCCAGAATATCAAATGCAGCCTTATTGGCTAAATAAGTTCTTTCTGGATTCTTTTCATTGTATACACGAATGAAGTCCATACCCCCTTGAGTATAAACATCATCTAAGTCTTTTGTGAATACAATATCGTTCGTATATTTATTTTTCAAACGGACAAATTTTTCTTGTAGTTCCATAATTAGTACTCAATTTTTTTCTTTCCAATTGTGTATTTACTCTGCAAATCCCATTCGTCTTTTTCTTTATAAGAGATAATTTTTATCTGATGTAGTGGAGCTAAATTTCCTTCAATTTTCTCTTTTTCATCTTTAAAAATTTTAAGTAATCCCCATTCTTCTAAAAGGCTTACTATGGCATTTCTTCGTTGTATGTCATTGTCAGTAATCGTAGACATCTTACCATCTAATTTAAATAGTTCTTTAAAATGTAGTATAACATAACGACCCTGCTTATGCAATATGTGACAAGACTGATATAGAACTTTCTCCTTTCTCGATGAAACTCCAATTCTCGTTAAAGTTTCCCTGACTTTTAAAAAGGCATCTTCATTCTCTAGTTCAATCTCAACACCCACTCCTTTAAAAATATCTTCCATATCATTTCCTTAATCCACCCGTAAGGGTTTGTTCTTTTAGTTTTTGGATCTCTTCTTTGCTTAGTAGACTTAAAGCCTCTAGTGCTTTAGTATCTGAATAGCCATAGGCTGTTTTGATAAATGATATGTCATCGTTTTCTTCAGATTTTGCCCACTTCACATACGGTCTTTTTTTAGACCTGACTGTATTTATAAAAAAATCATTTTGTAGTTTTTTATCTATGAAATGACGCCTGTTCATCTCATTTGCATACAATACAGTATCAAAATGATAGGATAAAGACCTGTTTACTATAAAAGGAGAATAGTTTTTCTCAGATTCTTCATCAACAATAAGATTCTTTTTGCCATAAAGTATCTCATTTACATAGTCAAATACTTTAGGCATATTAATCTTTCAACTCACAATTGACCATGATCTCAGTCAGACATGCAACAAGATTGATCTCACTATCAGCCACAAATGCTTGCTTGTATTGATAGTCAGCAAGTATTAGAACTGCCTGTGGAATCGAAGCAGGTTTCATAACATCATACAGAGAATCATAAATCTGGCGAAAGACTGTATTTGAATCATAATCACCAGTGGCAACCCACTTGCGAATAGAACCAAAATCTTTCTCTTTAATGTACTTTATGATTTCAGTAATGTTTACATTGGCAATTTGTGCAAGTATACCCGTATCGATTTTACCAAACTGGGAGTAACGCTGCAACTCGTTTAGCACACGGCGAAAATCAGGAAAGTACTTTTTGACTAATTCTGCAATTACAGGTTCATCATAGTCAATTTTTTCACTTTGCAAAATTGATTGAATTCTCTTAAAGAACGATGCAGCCATCTTAGCCTTCTCACCATTCTTTAAATTGAATTCTACAACTGCACAACGAGAATGTAATGGTTCTATGATACGATTCTTGTAATTACAGGTAAAGATAAAAGAACAGTTACCTGAGAACTCTTCGATTGCATTACGCAAAGCAGGTTGAGTAGAATTTGGATTAAGATAGTCTGCCTCGTCAATGATGATGACCTTGCGGCCACCAGAAAGACTCATTGACGATGCATAGTTTTTAATCTTCGTTCTAAATGTATCAATGCCACTCTCATCAGAACCATTGATTACTAGAAAGTCGCAACCGATTTCGTTGCACATTGCTTTCGCAACTGTCGTTTTGCCAATTCCTGGTCCGCCAGCCAGAAGAAGATTTGGTATGCTCTTCTGATTGACGTACTCTTGAAATGGTTTCTTTAACCTTTCTGGTAGAATACAATCCTGAATTGTTTTTGGACGATACTTCTCTGTGAACAACAAGTGTTCTAGATTTGTCATTATATAAATCCTTCATCAAATAAATCATTGAAATTAAACCTCACTCAACCTCGTAACAGCCATCATGTAGTTCTCTGTCACTACAACATAAGAATTATTAGTGAAAAGAATTCTTGTGCCTAGTGGAGAATCTTCTACAAGATATACTTCATCTGGATTGATGGCTATACTAACATTTTTTTCTTTATCAATAAAGTATTTGAATCTCATTTCTTAGCCTCAAATGTAGAACCAACTTCAGTAGTAATGTAATACTCAATCGAAAACTTTGTGTTTTTGAAATGAGCAATGCCTTTAGATGAAATAGAAAGATCATAAGCACCGGTCAAAAGTTTCTGAATGTTTTCAGTTTTGAAAATCATACGATACTTATTACCATTGCCTTCAGTATCTAATTCAAGTGCCTGTGTGTGTGCAGAATCGTTTGCGAGATCGATGGTAAGTACTTTGACTGTACTACCATCAGATTCTACAGCGATCTGAGGTGACCCCAAAACATTTGCAGAGTCCAAAATCCAACGAAAATCTTCAGCCGAAAGTTTGACTTGAATTTCAGGACTTGGCATCTGCAAATCTTTTTCTGGAGGGGTCACGATCATTGTAGGTTCACAAAACCGATACTTAATTTTACTACGGCCTTTTTGCCCAGATATAATTACATTCTTCTCATCAAACTCCAACTCAAGGTCGTTTTTGTGTAGAGAAAGAACAGACAAAAATTCATTGATATCATAGATACCAAAGTCTTTTGGTAGTTCGTCTGTAATTGTAGCCTTAGCAAAAATGTTTTTAAGATTGGAAACAGTTTTCAAGGTCTTCCCTTTCTTCAAGAAAAGACCTTGATTGATGGTTCCAAAGTTTTTCAAAACAGCCAATGTAGTATCAGATAATTTCATAATATAATTTTTCCTTTAAATTAAACTTCTTCCGAATCTTCTTCGTCTTCTTCAATAAACTTTAAATATAAACTTTTGTTTGTTAAGTATTGTGTTGTGATGTTCTGATCGTTCTTACCAAACACAATTAATTTTCCATCATCAGGACAAAGCCCTTCCAAATTAGCAGGCACTACACCATATAATTTGATTTTGAAATCAGAAGTGCTTTTTCCATCAAAGAAACCAGAACTAATGTAGTTCAATTTCTCATACCACATTTCTTTGAATCGTAATACTCTGGTGATGAAAGTTGATTCCAATGAAGCTCCAGACAATAGACCAGTGTGAATAACAACACGAACTTCTTTTGTAGGGTTCATAAGTGATACTTTTGCAGCATCAAAGATTGATTTCGAAACAGTACTGTAAGATACAGGAAAATAAATTACTGTGTTTGTATCGATGTATTTGTTCTGTTTCAACCAAGAATCTACATTCCCAAATTTCCACTCTTTTGGTTCAAGACCAGTTCTTGCAGAATAAGCAGAGTGATCAAAAATGAGACTAGTCATTCGTTCGATTTTTGAAGGTGTAAAATCTGCACCAACAACTTTTACCCAACTCTCAACAACATCACGGTTAAATGAAAGAGAACCTTCAGCAACAAGCTTCTTTCCAACACTAACGATATCATCGAGTTTTACAGTACCAGAAGGACCGTTCTCTTTGTTTGCGTTGAGTCCAAATGTTAATGTAGCGAATGAACGAACATTTGTATCTTTTGTTGTGTATTTGTACAAAGCGACGATGCGGTTTCGCACTTTCAGAGTTGGCAATTCAAGAATAGAATCTTTTGTGCGTCCATCTAAAAGTGTGTATGTACCGTTGTCTTCTTCAACAACAGAGATTGGTCGACCATGTAGTCGCCATCCGTTTGTTGTGAGGTCATGCAAGTGATCTGGATAACGATCATTACCACCACCATGTCGAACAAACTGACTGTTTGTTTGAGCAGAAGAGCGGGAGATTGAATCAGTATCCATCAAGAAGAAATCTATAAACTCTAATCCTTCAGGGAGTAATTCCCCAAAGAGTTCTGGATAAGCTTCTTTTGTGTTTAACTGCTTTGCAACTTCTAAGTGAGCTTCAGTAAATTTGAAGTTTTTTGATAATGATACAATAGGTTTTACAGCCATGATAATTCTCCTTTTTAAAGGTTAAAGTTTTAAATACCTGTTTTTCGACAGGGTCACAACAAAGTGTGATTTTACTCACACTAACAGTCTAATTTCTTTTTAGACTGTCATGATTATATAGTAAAATTAATCCGTAATGCAACACTTTTAGCAAATCTTTTCGGTTATAACCACCTTTTTTGCCGTATCTTTGTGCATACTTCATAATATTTCCTATACAAAATCCGTCACCATGGCCAGCGTCAAGAATAAATTCAGTTGCCTGAAACTTATTCATTGAGTAATGCTCGCCATAAGTGCTATCTATATAGTCTTTGAATTCTTTCAAAAGACGATCTTCATCATATTTGTAATCAATCATAGTTTACCTGTATAATTGGCAACAGCAGGCATATTACCATTAAAAGCATAAGTGCCAATATGTTGTGTTTTCATCCAAGGACACAAGAAAATTTGTCCACCAATTTTACGCCACATCTGACAGAACATATAGTCTTCACTTAGGTAACGATCTGAACCACCACCAGTAATAGATTCTTTGTAGTCAATTACAGTATCAAAGAAAGCATGAATATACCTTGAACCGTCAAAGTTTTTCTGGCCAACATGATCTGGTTTATAATGAATCATTGGATAAGCTTCTTTCATCTTATCAAAAACTTCTCGTTTAATCATCATATAACCAGTACCAATTTCCATCACTTCAAGAGGTTCTGTTACAGAAAATGATTTAGTACCTTTCACTACATTGAATACATAGTCACCAACAAGTTTCTGAACTTCATCAACTTCGATATCAGGATTCTTTTTGATGGCTTCAATAATGTTACGCCAATTAATTGCCTTCTTTGGATATGGAGCACCAATAACTTCTTTATCTAATGCTAGAAGAGCAAGAACATCTTGAGCTGAATAACCAATATCAGAATCAAGAAACAACATATGTGTACAATTTGATCTGAGAAATTCATCAACGAGATAATTTCTAGCCCTAGTGATCAAAGATTCATTAAATAGAAATGAAAATTTACATTCAATTCCATATTTGTTCATTACATTTTGCAAATCTAACGAAGACTTCATATAAAGACCATGTGCCATTCCACCGTACATTGGTGTAGCAACAAATAGTTTATTCTGTCTTAGTTTTTCAATATCAACTTTAATTTCCATAATTCACCCATAAACGAAAAAAGAGGAAGCATACACTTGTATATATGCTTCCCCTTTGTTTTTTTACTACTTCTTAAGCAAAAGTACGAACTCCTGCCGAGCGCAGAGCAGAGATGCCTGCAGCAATCATTCGTTTAGTAGGTGTACCCAAACGATAGAAAGAAACTTTCTCGCCGTTCACAATGCGGCTGTTCAGGTAGATTGCATGACCTTCATTGCGAAGATCATTAATGGTTGCGGAAGGATTTGCAACACCGAACATGCTCTGCATCTTTGCAGGGGTCAG